AGAACCGGGCATGGGTACAGGTTTTCGCACAGTATGAGAATGTGCAGGAGCTTGACCGCCGCATCCTTCTGGCTCTGGTAGATAAAATACTCATCTATGAGGACAAAAAGGTGGAGATCATCTTTCGGTATCGGGATGAGTTCGCCAGGGCGATGGAAGTAGCGAAAAACTACAAGGACTGTCCGCTTCCGGCAGTGGGCTGAGAAGGAGAGAGAAAATGGCACGAAAGAGCAGAAAAGCACAGGCCCAGCCTGTGGCAGAAGTGAAAAAGGAAACAGCGGCGCTCCCCACCGCCATCTATGCCCGCTTGTCGGTGGAGAACAGCGGCAAGGACGATGACGGGAACTCCCTGCAAAATCAGATCGCTGTCTGCGAGGACTATCTGGACGGATGCCCTTACCTCCGGCTCGCGGAGGTCTACTCGGACAACGGCAGGACGGGGACCGTGTTCGACCGTCCGGCATGGAACCGCCTGATGGACGATGTGCGGACGGGGAAAGTCCAGTGCATCGTGGTCCGTGATCTCAGCCGGTTCGGACGCGACTATGTGGAGACCGGCAACTATCTGGAAAAGATTTTCCCGGCGCTGGGGACGCGGTTCATCTCCGTGAAGGAGAACTTCGACAACTTCACCAGCGGCGGCTCGGTGGAATCCCTGTCGGTGAGCTTGCAGAACCTTGTGAACGCCATCTATTCCAGAGATATTTCCAAGAAGGTCTCCACGGCGCTCCGGGCGCAGATGGAGACAGGGAGCTTTCGGAACCGCAACCTCCCCTATGGCTACCTCTGGAACGAGGATAAGACCGCCTATGTGGTGGATGAGGAAGCCGCCGCTGTTGTCCGGCAGATTTTTGAATGGAAACGGCAGGCTGTGTCGGTCTACACCATCATTGAACGGCTGAAAGCGGACGGTGTGGAAAGCCCGGAACGGCACAAGCGCAGGGTCGGCACACGGAACGGGGATAACATCCAGGGAGAGGGCTGGTGTCCCTCCACCATCCGGGGCATCCTGCAAAACCGGGCGTACATCGGGGAGATGATCTGCGGGAAGTCCGAGACGGCGCTCTACAAAGGGCTGAAAAAACGGCTCACAGAAAAAGATAACTGGATCGTTGTCTCCGATGCCCACCCGCCCATCATCCCGATTGCGGACTTTGAGGCGGTGGAACGGCAGATGCAGGAGGACAGCTCCCACCGGGCATCCACAATGGAGTGGTCGGCGGACATCCGGGCAGGCATGATCGACCTCTTTGACAGGAAGATATTCTGCGCCGACTGCAAGAAGCGGATGTATTACAAGCGGCAGCGTATCCAGTGCAAGGGCGTTGTTTTCCGTGGGGTCTATGAGTGCAGTACCCACATGAGCCGGAGACACGGGACCTGTTTCAAACACGCTATCCGGCAGGACGCGCTCCATGAAAAGGTGTCCAACATCATCCGGGACCAGCTTCGGGTGGCTCTGGACTATGAGAAGCTCCTGAAAACCATGCGGGGCGGCGCTGGTGAGGCCAGCGTCCGGGAGAAGCATAAGGCCGCTGTCTCCAGTATCAAACTCAGGCTGAACGCCCTGAAAAAGAAGCGGGCGGGACTGTATGAGAGCTATGCCGAGGGCATCCTGAACGAGGAGGAATACGCCTTTGCCAAGCAGACCTATGAGGAGCAGTACGAAGCGTTGAGCCGCCTTCTGGACGAGGCGGTGGAGCGCCGGGAGCGGTTCCTGGAATCCATCTCCCCGGACAACAAGTGGCTCACGATGATGCGGGGCGTTGCCGGGATGACAGGATTGACGCAGGAGCTTGTAGACGCGATGATCGAGAAGGTACTTGTCTACGGCGAGGGGCGCATCGAGGTCGTACTTAACTATAACGATGTGTTCAGCGCCATGTGCGAATGCGTGGAACAAATGAAGGAGGCGGGCTGAAATGACAGAATATCGGGTTGGCATTTATATCCGCCTTTCTTTGGCGGATGAAGATACCGGGAACGGAAAAGCGGAGAGTGACAGTATTGGCAACCAGCGGGAGCTGATCCATCAGTTTTTGGACCGCCATCCCCAACTGAAAGCCGCTCCCCGGTCAGAGTTCGTGGACGACGGCTACACCGGGACGAACACGGACCGCCCGCAGTTTCAGGCGCTCATGAAGGAACTCCGCACCGGGGCCATCAATGTGATGGTGACAAAGGATTTTTCCAGATGCCACCGTGATTACACCCAGATGGGCAACTATCTGGAATGCGTCTTTCCCTTCCTGGGCGTCCGCTATATCTCCGTCAATGACGGCTATGACAGCGATGATTACAAGGGCGTGACCTCCGGCATGGATGTGGTCCTGCGGAACATCATCTATGAGGCATACAGCAAGGACCTGTCCATCAAGACCACCACGGCGAAGATCATCATGATGAAGCAGGGCAAATACATAGGCAGCTTCGCTCCCTATGGCTTCCAGTTCCATCCCACGGTCCGGAACAGGCTGATGATAGACGAGGACTCGGCGGCAGTAGTACGGCGCATCTTCGATATGACCTTGCAGGGTATGGGCAGTACCGCGATTGCCCACAGGCTGAACAGCGAGGGCGTCCTTACCCCCGGCGCCTACTTCCGGCAGAAGAATCCGGGGAGCGGACGCTTTCGCAAAGCCTCCGAAAAGAACGGCTGGACGGCGGCCTCGGTGCTGAACATCCTCCACCAGTATGAGTACACCGGGGCGCTGGTGGGGCGCAAGCGGTACAAGGCCAGCCTCCATGAAAAGCGGACCGTCCCGCAGGATAAGTCCGACTGGATCATCTATGAGGGGGCGCATGACGCCATCATCAGCAGGGCGGACTTTGACCGGGTGCAGGAGATCATCCGGCAGAGACCCAGGCGGGCAAAGGGGACATCACAGGAGTATCCCCTGAAAGGGCTTCTCAAATGCGGCAACTGCCATCGGACACTGAGCCGTATCCACAGTTCTGCCGGATACTACTACCGATGCACCAAGAGCAAGGCGGATGAGAACAGCGATTGCCCGAAGGGAAAGCTGTTCTCCGAGAAGGAGATCGAGGGCATCATCTTCCGGGCGGTCATGCAGATGCTGGCGATGTGTCAGGAACGGAAAAAGCAGAAGTCCTCCCTGATGCTGACCCGCAAGGAGCGTATCGCCGCCTGTGTTGCGGAGCTTCAAAAGCTGGAACAGCAGCAGGAACGGTACAGGCAGGAGAAGTTCAGGGCCTACGAGGATTACAACGGCGGGACGCTGGCAAAGGACGCCTACCTGAGACAGCGGGCGGACATTGACGGCAAACTCGCCGCCGCCAAAGCCGAACAGGAGGCGCAGGAACAGCTTTTATCTGAACTGGAGCATCTGGCCTTTCAGGACAAGGCGCAGGAGGATGATGTGTTCACTTCTTTTGCCGGAGCAACAGAACTGACGGCGGAACTGGCGCAGACATTCATCAAGAAAGTGCTGGTGTCCTCTTCCACCGAGATCGAGATCGTCTGGAAGTTCCGGGATGTGTTTGATATGCAGGGACATGACAACTGATAAAGGTTTCTACTTCACGATAAAGCGGATGCCGGGGGCGGTCTGGGAAAGACCTGTTGGCCGCCTCTGGCATCCGTAAAAAATTTGGTGTTTAGTTGACACAAGGAGATTTTACCCGGTTTGGACGCAACAGCATTGAAGTGGGGTACTTTATGGAAATGGTTTTCCCTTTGTACGGCATCCGCTTTATTTCCATCAACGATGATTTTGACAGCGATAAGCTCCATGGAGACACAGGCGGCATCAATGTGGCGTTCAAATATCTGGTCAGTGAGTTTTACAGCCGGGACCTGTCAATCAAGTACAAGAGCGCCAAGTATGTGAAGTTCCGGCGCGGTGAATACCAGAGCAAGACCTGTCCCTACGGCTACCGGAAGGGCGCGAATGGCCGCATGGAACCGAATGAGGAAACTGCTCCCATTGTCCAGATGATCTTTGAACTGGCGCAGAATGGGTACAAACCGAATGAGATCGTCAAGGCTCTGTTTGAACGCCATATCCCCACACCTGCCGAGTACAAAGCGGCCCATGGCTACAACGGTCACGACATTTCCCGGTGCGGCGGGATTTGGTCCACATCTGCGGTGGTCCATATTCTGGACGATGAACGCTACACCGGCACCTACATCATGGGCAAGCGGGAGGTGACAGAGGTAGGCGGACACCGGGTACGGATGAAGGATGAAAGCCAGTGGATCAAGATTCCCGACCATCATCCGGCTATCATCAGCCGGGAGCTGTTCGCTCAGGTGCAGGCCCAGCGGCCCCGGTTCAAATGTCCCAAGAAGAATGCCAACGCCTACCCTCTGCGGTGCAAGGTGTTCTGCGGATGCTGCCGCCACGCTATGCCGCGCACAGCAAACAAAAACCACTATTTTCAGTGTCGGCACAGCAAAGTGAATGAAGCCGCTCCCTGCCACGGTCTGACGATCACAGAGGCGGAGTTGGAAGGGACGTTATACGAAATCCTCTCCAAGCAGGCACAGATTATTTTGAATGTGTCTGACCTTTCCAATGCTGGACAGTTGGATATTCAGCTTGCGAGGCAGGCCGAATATGACAAGCAGATTGAGGGCTATCTGGACCAGAAGCGGGTACTGTATGAACAGCTCATTTTGAAGCAGATCACCATGGAGGACTACAAAATCCAAAAGGCCGCTGTTGACCGTGAACTTGACCGGCTCCGGGAAATCCACTCCAATC